ATAGAGAATCAAAATTGCTACCGGAATAGAAGGTTTTTCCATCACATCATCCAGACCGTCAAAAACTCTTCGGAGAATAGTGTTCTTATCGTTATCCACATTCTCTACAACCCATTTACGAACTTCCATAAACTTCTGTTCTTTCAGAAGTTTGAACAGTTGTGTAAGATTAATATCCGTTACATGAGACAGAATATTGGTTCCGATAGTTCCACTTTTTGAATGAGTCTGTAGAAGATGTAGAGTTTTTCTAAAATCTGGAAAATGTTTTGCAATAAATTTGACAAGAATTCTATCATCATCACAAACAACATTCTCGTCTTCTAAAATCTTTTGAATTTTCTTATAAAACTCATTCATCAAAACGGGTCTTTCTTCAGAAGGAATTCTAAAGATAACTGGTGGACAACGAGATTGAATTGGCTCTTTAATGCCATTGAGATTATTACAGGTGAAGATGAATGTACAATTTCTCTGAAACTCCTCAATACATCCTCTCAGTGCCAACTGCGCATCGTTGGTCATGTTATCACCCTCGTCAATTAGAAGAATCTTTTTACCGGGATTTAACGAGACCGTTGATGCGTAGTTTTTAACTTTATTACGAATAATATCAATAGTTCGTTCATCAGAACCATTAATAACCATTATATCCCTCTTTAATTCTTTAGCCAAAGCGCGAATAGTGGCAGTTTTACCCCGACCCTTCTCACCAGCCAGAATCATATTGGGAATAGTATTAGAGTCTCTAATATCAATGAATTGCTTCTTAATAGCAACTGGTAAAATACACTCGTCAATCGTATTCGGAGCGTATTGTTCAACCCACAAATAATCTATTTTCATACATCAACCTTCAAAGGTAGAATCGGGAGACATGGGTAGAACGTAACGAAGATTTCTACTGGTGTTTGTCGCCTCTAGCAAAAATGGATTCTTAGAAAGAACAACCTCATAATCTCCAGACATTAAAACAAAACTATCCAGAAATGTTTGAATACAGAAAACATCGGTTGTTTTACCTACAACTGTAGTATAAGATGTCATCGTTGGATTATCTTTATGATAAACATTCAGATAGATTTCCCCATCTTCACCTTTAAACTCAACAATCCAATGTTTACGGTCAGAATCAAACAAGGACATTTTGGAGATTTTGTCCATTAGTTCCTGAGTTAGATGAAAGCAAACATCCTTGCTTTTTAGTAGCAATTCTTTATCAGGTGGAATAGCGGTGAGAAAAGAGGTAGATGAGAAGAAATATTTAATCTCACTTCGTCCTTCTTTAATTAGAACATAATCCTCATCAGAAAAGACCAATTCAGGATCCTTCAAGATGTTATAGGCTGAAATAAAACTCTTCAGATCATAAAGACCAAATTCCCGCTCAAACGTTTCTTCTACCGTTGCCTCGGCAAAAACTCTATTATCTTCGCTACGTGTACGAATTCTATTGCCAGGATAGACGACAAGATTTTCGTTAATTCCCCTAAAATTATTTAAAATTTCAATTGTGTTTTTAGTTAATTTCATACTTTTAATTTCAAAAGTTCAATTTTGTGTTATGTCTTATCTCCTATCAGCTCAAGATTCCGTATCGTTTTTATTCACAAGCTCAAGATGATTAATAAGAAGAATCGTATAATGTAGAATCTTAAAAAGATCTCGCTTGGGTGTACCTTTTAGATGAAAACGATCAATATACTTAGTAATATTACCGGCCAAGAATCCTTCTCGCCTTTCATGTAAGATTCTATCTATAGATTGAAGGCCGTCATTTTCAACATCAACATAATGCTGCTCGTAGGTACTGGCAACATATTCTTCTAACTCTTTAAGAATCTGTCCTTCGTTGTATTTCCAAATGCTATTTTGAACCATAATTTATTTCAATAAAAATACCTGAGGTCCCTTTTAGGAACATCTCAGGTACTATACCACACATTGTCTGGTTTGTCAAGCCCTTTTGGTTTGACCGTATATTCAGAGGTTTTCTTGGGTTTTAGATAAAGTTTCTAAAATACTACCACGCCAGTCTTCACTCATATTACTCATAATTTGTAGAGCCGAATCTTCGGTATCAGCGAAACCTTTATCCAGAAGATATTCTAGAACTAGATCATAAGTATCAACATCTTCTTTATATGGACCTCCGACATGTCTCATTGTACCAAAAGCACTTTTTTCTCCTTTGGTTTTTTTCATACCTCTACCTGCTTCATGATACGACCGCCTTTCACTTGTCTTACCACCAGTAGACATAACAAGAGATGGATCTTGATTTCTTTTTCTGATTTTTTGTAAGGGTGTTAGATTCGCTTCAGCTTTACCTTCACCAAGATCTTCAGCTTCTTCCTTCATACTCTTGGCAACCCGATCCATACGATCGGCGCGGGCCATATGACGACTACGGCCAGGACCACTAGAAGGTGCTTCCATTCTGGCTCGGCGGGCCATCATTTCGGCTTTTTTCTTCGGTGACAGCATCATAGCAGAAGAATCACCATTTCCATATTTACCGTTTTCAGGATCTACTTTTCCACCACAACCACGAATTTCGTCAAGAATACCTTCAATAACGCCATCCTCTAGTTGCTCATAAATCTCCATTGCTTCATCAGAAGTTTCAGCATAACCTTCAGAAACAAGATAATCAAGAGCTAATTCTTGGTCACTCTTGTAAACGGAAAGATAAGCCTCATGTAGATTGTTATTATAATCAGACATAGTAATTTTTGAGTTTATTGAAGTATTTATTAGTTCTCGGTCTTAACGGTAAAATTACCCTTTTTCTCAATACTAATAACTTTATCAAAACGATGATCAATACCATCTCTATGTGAAATAACAAAGACATTAGAATTTTTCATTTCGTCTTTGATGATTTTAAGAAAAGCGAAGTGTCCCATTTCGTCTAGAGAACCATCAAGAATTTCATCACAAATAAGAAGATTTGTATTGGCTGAATTCTTAAGAGAACTAATGTATCTCCAGGTGAACAATAATGCTAGATCAACCCGCCTCTTTTGACCTTCTGAAAAATTACCATAAGAGAAGTTCTCAAAAGTCGGAGTCATAATCTGTTCATTGAATTCTGAATCTAATGTAAAGTTTACATAAAGCTCTAGAAGATTCAAATACTTGGTGATTTGAGAATTGATAATCTTCAGATACTTTTCAATGATTCGGGATTTTACACCAGAGTCCTTAAGTAGTAACTGCACATATTCGTGATTATAAATCTCATCTTTAATTTCTGCAACACCAGTCTTAATCTCGTCAAGATTTTTTACATATTCATCCATCTTTTGATGCTCATCGTTTTTACTATTAATAGCATCTGTGATTTTTTTAATTTGTTTGTGTAATTCCTTGATCTGATTCTGTCTTTGTTGTATCTGATAATTGTTATAAGAGATTTTTTGATTCAGATCTGTAACTTCTGAAGAAACCTCTCTGAACCGACTCTGTCGTTGAGTTTCTGATTCAATACTTTCTAATAAGTTATCATACGTCTTCTTAAGACCAGACATTTCTTTTTTAGTTTCTTTTTGCTTTTCCTTTTTGAACTCGGCTTCAATATGTTGTGAACAAGTCGGACAAGTATCGTTATCTTTGAAGAATTTAAACGTTTCCTTGAGATTCTGGGCTTGGATTGTAAGTTTGGTTTTATCGGACATTAAGACTTTTAACTTATCCGATACATCTGTTAGTTCTTCAAGTTTTGTTTGAAGTTCTTGAATTTGACTATTGATAACACTGTTTTCAGTCTGAATAGATTCAACAGATGCAAAGAGTTGTGTAATAGTATCACTCTTTTCTTGTATGTCGTTTCGGCTTCTTTGTTCTAGATTCTCAATAAAATTCCTCTGCATTTGAATCTTATCTTCACAAGAATCTTTTTGTAGATTAAGAATCTTAACACTATCCTTCATTTCTTTGATCTTTTCTTTCACCAGAAGATTCATGGAAGAGAAAAGCTTGATGTCCAGTAAGTCTTCAATAACCTCTCGTCTATCGGCAGGAACCAATTGCATGAAGGGAATAAACGAACTGGTTCCCAAAATGACAATCTGAACAAAGGTCTTATAAGACATTTTGAGAACATTTTCTTCCAACCATTTTTGCTGTTCAATCGCGGAAGAATGTTGATCCAACATCTTTCCGTTTTTGTGAATCTCAAAGATATTTGGTGATAATCCTCTTCTAACCATCCACTCGGTTTCACCAATACTAAATTCAATCTCAGCAACGCAATCTTTCTTATTAATATTATTGACTAACTGTGGTAGATTGATACTTCTGTAGGCTTTTTTGTACAGTGCAAATGTTATACAGTCTAAGACCGAAGTTTTACCACTAGAGTTAATTCCCTTTATAATAGTCAAATGGTCCTTATTGAGGTCATATTCCAGATATTGATTACCAATAGAAAGAAAATTCTTGGCTCGGACTTTCTTAAAAATTATCATAAGGTCTCAAATGTATTCGGTGGAACAACAAGATCGTAAGGAGTAATAACGCTATAGTTATATCCTAATGTATTCGCGGTTTTTATTAACATATTCTCATCATATTCGGCTATTTCCAATTCGGGAAGACTCTCTTGGTCTTCTAACATCATTTTATAACGTTCGGCGTCATCATATTCCTCAAAAAAGAGTAGCACCTTTTCGTTATATTCATTGATAACAGAAAAAGCCCCATTTGTTTTAGTATCCTTAAGCACTATGAGAAACATCAGACCAATTGGTGAACTTCTTGGTAAAGCGTATTGAGAATTCCTTTGATTCTGCTTTTATCGTAATCGTTATCAAACTCATCAACATATCTGTGCAAAACAGAAATAGTATCTTCCGATTCAACAGTCTCAAATTCCTGCACATCTATTGCCTGAACGGCCTGAATGATTTTTAATTCCAGAGGTTGTAACTTATTCAGTTCTGAGACATAATCCTCAAAATGTTTGAAATCGTCAATTCGTCTTACAATAACTTTTACGATTTTGTTGGTTAGCTCCTGACTCAAAACGAAATCAGAACCGCCTTCGTAATAGATCTGGTAGTGCATCCGAAATGGATTATTGACGTAGTGGTGATCAAGGGTTTCAGGAGAGAAAATGGCAAAACCACGCTCGTCATCCACATCGTTAAAATAAAGCTCGTAAGGGTTTCCTATGTAATAGATCTTGCCGTTATCTGATCGTGTGTGGTAGTGACCAGAGAACACTTTTTTGAACTTATGAAATACGTCAGAACTTCGTCCGTCTTCCATTACATGACCAACATAAGGAACAAAACCGTTTAATTCAAGATGACCCATGGCAACGGTTGCTTTTGAGTTTTGGATCTTTTGTATTGTTTCGGCTTCGTTTTCTTTATTGATCCAAGGAATGAAAAGAATCTGTAGATTGTGAAGAACAACTTCCGTTGTTTCTTTGTAGATTGTGATGTTATCGTATTCTCTAAGAATAAGATCAACAGAACTAATCTTATTTGTATTTTTTAATTTAGAAGTGTGATTACCAACAATAACATGATGATCAATATTCAATTCTCTTAGACGATCGTAATAATTTCGCTTTGCCCAATCAATTGCTGTCGGATCTAAGAAATTACGATTATCAAAAGTATCACCCAAGTCAATAAGAGTTTTAATGTTATTCTTTTCTAAGTAAGGAAAGAATATGTTATTGTAAAATTCAAGAAAGTAATCGTGAAATTGTTTTGAGGTTTTTCTGGCCTGGAAGTGTTGGTCGGTAATTAGAGCTATAGTCATACTTGTCTCAATCTAGAAAATACGTTATCTTTAATGGAATTATAATCGCTATAATTATCGGTTCCAGATCCTTCATCAACCATTACCTCATCATAAGTAAGTCTCTCCAGAATCTTACTAGCTTTTTCCATTTCTAGTTTTTCTATTTTAATTCTACGAATAAAAGCGTGATAAACAATCTG